GGCGGTGCGATCTGCGGATATAGTGCTCACTGGGAAGTTTATTAATATCCTTGCAAGCTCTTGTGACCCTAAAGCTGCTGAACTAGAAGCTGGTGCACGGCCGTATATAGAGAAGGTTTCTAAAACATCAGCCATGCCTGTATTTGAGCCGGTGCCTCGTGTATCAAGGTCTTCTCGATATGCACTAACAATAGTGTTATCAGCACTACCGGTGTATTTTCTTAGGCCCATTATTTAATCTTTCCAATGATGTCTACTTCAGAATACTTCATTTCGAAGATCGCATTATTGGGGGCTATTATATAAGAGCCATCGGGAGACATATTATCATTTATATCAATTGCAGATGATGAGTAACTTCCAGCAGTTTTTGGATTAATTTTAACTTTTGAGACATCAAGTACACCTTCAACTTTTTTAAGCACTTCATATATCTGACTTAAATATAGAGGCTCTCCGATAAAGAATGGTTGTAAATAGTGTTCTTTGAGCGCTTCGATACACTTGTCCAAGACCAGGTATTTGTCACTTGCTAACTGGGGTCTGATAATGAACTCAACTCCAAAATTAAGTATGAACGGATCCAATATATCTATTGTATCGTTAATCATTCTATAATTGTTTAGCCAAGTTTTTAAGTTATTTTTTATTGCCGAGTTAGCAAACGTCATTTTACCAGCAGAATCCTCCGAAATTACATACATATTTAAATTTCTTTTTTGTGAATTTGCATCCTTTTGCACTGATACTCTTTTTATCGCTCCAAACTTTGCCGGCATTCTATAGGCTAAGTTTTCGTAATCGGTTTGTGTCACTGCTCTATTCTGTGTTGGAAACGTATCGTAAACTCTTTGCTTTATCTCTGAGGTTGATGGGTAAGATACATCTCCAATAATGGGGTCTTCGTTTATAACCTCTAAAGAGCTTTTTACTTCGTTCAGTTTTGTGGCGGTTAGTGTTTGTGCGTTCGCGAAATCGAAAACCGTGTTTCCGACCGAGTTCAAACCACCAACACCTATGTTTGAGTTGGCAGGGTTGGTTGTTCTGTAAGTAACAGTCAGTGTGGTGTTCGCTGGAACAATGCCGAATGATTCGTTTTGTTGTAGTCTGGTAGGATCGAACGTAGTATCAGTAATATATTTCTTTCCAAATACGTTCATTGCCACGTTTTGTGGATTTGCGACTATGTTTGACTCCCCTATTTTTCCACTTCCAAACTGGAGCGTAACACTTCCCCTATCATGAGTCACTATATATTTCCTAGATACTAAAAATGGCTTTATTATCGATGGTACATTGTCATTTTTAAAGTTAGGGTTAGTGATCTCTTTAAACACCATGTCCTGGGCTAGATAGTCGACCTCAAAATATTGATTTCCTTCAGCATCATATACTGAGATGATTTCTGATACGTTAGAAGTTCCTAAAGTAGTGCGGTAAAAGGGTACATAACTCCCTATTGTTATTTGTTCTTGGTCTAATCTTCCGGAAACAACTGTACCATATGTTTTTACTGCATAATGTGTTGGGGCGCCGGTGTCTGGATCCACCCGAGCAGCCACAGTTAAGTTTCTTGGATCCGAGAAGTCGATATTCTCTGTTAACATGAACAGTAACCCGGTTGTGCTGCTGAATGAACTGCCTTTCTTTAGTATCGGCATGTAACTCTGGTCTGGCCCTAAGCCGGTGGGGGCCGCAGGTATCAATACGAACATTGCCACTGTTCCATATGTAGATGGACGACCATCAAACTTGTATCCTAATGCGCGGCCATGTCTGACAACGTTTCCAAACTGAAAGGCTGTATCTAAGAAGGTCTCGTTTACATTGTAGTCTAAGTAAAAAGAAAGCTGGTCTCCAACATAAGCTACAGCGTCTAACATGATCGAGCCAAAGGAGGCTTCACTGAAATCTTGAAATGTATCTGGGTAGAATCTCTCTGCGATCTGCATCAAATCATCACGAATTGTCTCAAAGTCGCGATGAGTATAGTTGATCGGCATTATTTTTTTCTGTTGTTTAGGCATAAAATATCTTCATTTTAAATAGTAAACTCTATCAAATCTTGAACATTTAAAGTTGGGATTGAATATTGAATATTAATGTATAGTTTGTTTGTATTGGCTATGTCTTCTGCAAAGTTGACTTCTCTAATTGTAATTACGGGCATGTAGATCTGTACCTGTTCGATTATTTTTGCTTCGATATCACTAAATGTCTTTTGAGAGAAGTTTTCAAATAAATATTTTTGAACCCCTACACCGAAGCTTGGTTCCATCACTCTTTCTCCGGGGTGAGTTAAAAGAAGCATCTTGAAATTTTGCTTTATTAACGTCTGAAAGTCTTTGATCATCTCAAACCCGTCAGCCGTATTCTTAGTAATCGGTAGTTTTACTGCTAATGACGCCATATGTACTCCTCACTATAAATATCCCTATTCCTTCTTTTTACACAGTTCCCCGTTATCATTAAACGGATTAGATCTAATTCTATTCCTTTTCCAGAACGGTAAGAACGCTTTTCCAGGACTAATTCTAAATCTTTCTTTTAACTGTTGCATATAACTCATAGCTAAATTATCCACTTCATTTTCGGCGCCGCCAAAGTCACGAGACCTATAATGTACCTGGAACATCCTCTTTATTGTTTTAGATGATTTCCTTAGTGTAATTTGATCCCATTCATCCCATTTTTCAACGCCAATCGTTGGCCAGAACTCTCTGTTTCTATCATTTTCTGATACCCAACCAGGTGTATGTGCTAACGTGGCGCCGTCTACAGTCGGTATTTCATATGTGGACTCGGCGCCCAACCAGTTTGTACCTTCGATATCTATCATGCGCATTGTGAGGTCGGCATAGGTTCCTGGCTTCTTAATCTCTCCACTGCTACCGGGGGCTGAATAAGGCGCGTATTCGTTTGCATCGTGAAACGCATCTCCATAAGTTGCGCCGGACTCGACTGTTACTTCTCCTACCGAGGGTAACATACCCATGTCTTGGTATATTGCCATTATCGATAATACTTTCTTAAGTGAAAATGCATAGTTGGTCACAAGCTTGAACTTTTGATCTTCTTTCAATTTTTGTATGAGACAAAATAACAGTTTACTATCTTTTTCTATACCTGCGAAGGCACTTGTTGGCACGTCTAAAGCATCGATTTCTATACTGGTTATCTCGCGGGGGTTTCGCCAGCCAGCGCCTTTCATTCCAAATTCAATTCCATATCTAACTCCTAACTGGCCGCGGAGGGGGGCGCCAGTTTTTATATTTCCATCGTCATCCTTATTCAGACGTAACGTTCCCGGAAAATGAGAGGATATTGGCCCGGGGCCGGCGGCTTTGACGTCTCTGACACCATCCTCCACCGAGCCGCGTACACCATCGATCGATATATATTTTACCATATAAAATATTTTTTCGGATGTTGTCACAGGGCTTGGTGACCAGTCGGGGATATCGCCTAGGGGAGTGAAAGTAAACTCGTAGTTATTCTTTTCTAAGCCGCCATCAGTACTTTCAGGAGATTCCGGAATTCCAAGGTCAATGACACTCTCAAACCCTACTATAAGTTTATTGGCATATGCTCTAAGTTGATCTTCATTATCTTCTATAGCTTCGCCAATAAAGTACTCGTCTTGCGCTGTTTCTTCGTTAACTGTACCGTGGTAGTACCCCACATAGTCACTACCATCTACAACTGAATATTCCCCCCCATTTGTATAGAATGGGCCGGGCCATGCCACTGTTATTGGTTTGCCATCATCATTTGCTTCAACGATCGATGCTTCGGGATATTCAATCCCAGCTAAAGGAGACTCTTTAAATTCAAATTCCCCAGACTCATCTAACTTTGAACTTGGCAAACCTACTACATTTTCTACTAAGGTACCTTCTAAAGTTAGGCCAGATGTATCAGTTCCTGCACAGAAGTTTGTCATGTAGTAATAATCTAGATCCGTGATTTCTGGCTTCATTCCTAATGTTCCAAGGTTTTGTATGAGGCGGGCGCCAGTGATTGTTAATTGTTCATTGACTAGCTCTTTTAATATAAGTTTGGCGTCTTCTTGTGTTCTGTACACTGCATCTAAATTCTTTTCTTCTCGGAAGTTTTCAATGCTGTTGAAGAGGCCCGTCTCGCCTGACATCTTTGCATCCCATAGGTCTTCCGAATATGGATAGTCAAAACCGGATTGTAAGTTGTTTAGTCTGTCTAATGCATCTTTAACATCTTTTGGAACGTTTTCACCATCAATTCCAAATTCGTCGTTGTCAACTCTTCTTGCATATGTTTGTACTGACTGCTCTAAAAACCCATACCAAAATTCATTGTCCTTGAAAGGACTTAAAAAGTCTGCGCCCGAATTCCTAAATGAGTCTTCCATATTTTCAATAATATATGCTGAATAAATATTACTGTAGTTTGCTGGAAAGGTTGGTGCAAACTTTGTAAAAAGTGGCAGACCCTTCAAGAAGTGGACACTAGCAAATATTCTAATCGATGCTGAGATAATGCCTTCGATAGATGCCTTGGAATAACGAGCTAGGATCCTGTTATACGGTGTTTCTACAACACAGGAAGGGTCTCCCTTTAGGCGACTGTCTTCTGGTATTGTCGGATATGACATACTTATTTTTTCTGCGATATCAGCGAAGTCGACTACATCAGTTAGCTTTGGATTACATGGACTTATTTCAGGAAACATAACGTCCACTATTCCCATCCACCCTTCAGACTTTTTAGGTTTTACGTATATCGGAGGATTCATGTAAGTGCCACCATATTTCCCGGGATCTAAGAAAAACACTCTTGTTTTCTGAGGATGGGTTCCATTTGAATCGTTTATCCATTGATTTCTACTCCATCCTAAGATTGCGTCATCGTTAGAAATTGCTTTCGAACCATCCCTATCACCGTCTGAATCATAGTCTGGCACTTCAAGCTCCGAGTAT